CTTGGCTATTCACTTGCCCTTCCCCTGACTACCATGTAGTAGAGTGGGTCGAGGATGGATTAGTTAAGGTACACTTTATAGTAGAAAAGGATAATACAAATGGAATATGATAGAGAGCCACTAAGTGAAACACAAATGTACGGTATGACTAAGCAAGACGTTCAAGATCTCATAGATGATTCCTATACAAAAATGGTAGGTGCATCAATGGTTGCAATGGGTATGCTCTCTGATATACAAGAGGTACTTTACCGTAGTAGTGATAGGAGTATAGATAAAGAATCTATCCGACAACAGTTAAACGTAGCTAAGAGATTCATACATGAGGGTATGATGGATAAAGGATTAGATAAAATAGAACACTTAAAAAAGAATAAGGAGAACACTAATGATTAGCTACGACAACGTAAAGATGTGGACAGTACACACAAAGATGAGTGAATATAATTCTAAAACTAGAAAGTGGACTGACTTAAAGAAACCTATAGTAACTGAGAAGGTACACGTGTCTAATGAAGATGTATATGGTGGGCTAGGTGAGTTGTATGACTTAATGAAGTTTGCAATCTCTCGTGACCCTTACAACAAGATTAATGTTAGCTTTGACATATACGAGGAGCATTAGTAGTATGACAGATGAGATGACAGATATATACTACGCAGTAGTACGCTATGAGGAAGAAGATTATTACTTCATGCCTATTGTATCTGATGTGTTTGCGGAGGCAGTAGCTGAGCACCTATCAGATTACGATGAGAACATCAGCACCTATGTAAGTGATGAGGCTCCTGCCTTAATCTTAGAAGATGAACACCCTGAGTTGTACAATAATCTCAGGATAGAAACAGTACGTCTGGTGTGTGCAATAGCTGATGCCTCTATTGAATTAGTTAAAGAGGCACTCGAAAGAAAGCCTCCAGCTAAGAGAGACAGGTCACACTTAAGAGTAGTGAAGTAGGAGAGCGTACCGCATGAGTAACACAGTAAAATCTACGTCTACCTTTCAACAAGCGTGTGACCTATATAGGTCTGGCTCTTCCTTCTGTACTTTAAAAGCTAAGAGTCAGAAGGATTACTACAACAACTTAAAGAGAGCATGTAACACCAATGTAGGTGGTAACTTAAGGTTAGGTAACACCAAATTAAAAGACTTAAAGTATAAGCATCTCACTGTTGCTTACACTGATTGGCACGACAATTCTGGAGTAAGGTCAGGTAACTACATAGCTACGTGTGTTAGTGTAGTATTAAACTATGCACTGAAGTATGAGGCTATCTTGTTCAACCCTATGGCACTCGTTAAGAAGGGCCAAACTAAACCTAGAAAGGTTATGTGGACACCCGACCAAGTAAGACTATTCTTAGATACCGCCTACTCACAGTGGCAGTGGCGTAGTATAGGTCTAATCTTTCATATGGCATACGAGTGGGCACAACGTATAGGTGACATGCGTACCTTAACGTGGGCATCTATAGACTTACAAAAGAAACGGATGGACTTAGAGCAGAGCAAGAGAGGTGCTGATGTACACTTACCTATAGGTGACAACCTCATCGCTATGCTTACAACACAGAAGGAAGACTTTGACTTCCAAGAGTATGTAGCCCCTCGTACTGTACTGAGGGCAGGTGCTTACTCACCTTACACGATTGATGAAATACATATACTAATCAATGAGGTAAAGGACAAAGCTAACCTACCTAATGAACTACAAGCAAGAGACTTAAGACGAACAGCCATCACAGAAATGGTAGAGGCAGGGGTTGACCTCGTAGGAATAATGCAGGTGTCTGGACATCAGTCACCACAAAGTGTTAAGCCTTACCTAGTCAACACATATAGTGGTGCGAGTAGCGCACTAGAAAGGAGATTTAAGAATGGAGATAAACATTAGAGATTACGTTATGGATCTTGACGTACCTATAGGTGGTACTATAAGATCAGACTGTCCTGTATGTAACGGACGTAATACTTTTACAGTTACAAAGGAAGAGGATGGAGGGTCTGTGTTATACAACTGCTTTAAGTTAAGCTGTGAACTGATACCCTCTATAGTACCTATTAACTTAACCGCCTCAGAGATAGCGTCTAGGTTATCACACCTGAAAGAGACTAAGTCTACATCGATACCGACATTTACTACGCCTGAGTATGTAGTATACCCTGAGTTAGAACACGTACTACACAGTAGGTTTGTTGCAAGGTGGGACTTAGAGTTAGAGGATGTGTTGTATGACGTAAAGGATAGTCGGGCTGTCTTCCTTATTAAGGATGGGCATGTAGTAGTGGATGCTATAGGCAGGGCACTAGCAGGTGCAGTACCTAAGTGGTATAGGTATACAGGCAACGCTAAAGTCTTTACGAGGTGTATAGGTGAGCCTAGTGGTGTCGCTGTAATAGTTGAGGATGTCATCAGTGCTATCACTGTAGCTAAGGTGTGTCCAAATGTCACAGGTGTAGCCATCTTAGGTACAAACATTAGTCACATCCACATGCCGTACCTACAAGATTATACAAAGATTATAGTTGCACTAGACCCTGACGCTACACGTAAGGGTATTGAATACCGTAGAGAGATTGAGTCGTGGACTGGTATACCTACGGTAGCTATGCACTTACATGACGACTTAAAATATAAAACTGAGGAAGACTTATTTAAATTACAGGAGTATACAATATGATAGAGGTTATAGTAACACCAGACATGGTAGCTAAAGCTAAGGAGAAGGCTAAAGAGATGGGGCTTATTAATAACTCCATACTAAAGGGTAGTGGTAGTGTAGCAGGGTTCATTGGTGAACAGGTTGTACAACAGGTAGTAGGAGGTGAGTGGGACAACACTTACGAATATGACTTGATCAGTGCCTTGAATAATAAGATAGAGGTAAAGACTAAGCAGACATCACGGAAGCCTTTGCCTTACTACGAGTGTAGTGTAGCTAAGTTTAATACTAGACAGTTGTGTGACTACTATGCATTTGTCAGGGTAAACTACGACCAGACTTTGGCGTGGTACTTAGGTGCTATGCAGAGGGCTGAGTACTACAGTAAGGCTACCTTCTTTTCTAAGGGTGAGGTTGACCCTGACAATAACTTCATAGTTAAGGCTGACATGTATAACTTACCTATCTCAGAGCTAAAGGAGTACACAGTATGAATACAATAAAGAAATGTAATACGTGTAGTGTAGAATTAACTAATGATAACTGGCAACCTTCTTGGAAAAAGGGAGATAGAACTCAGTGTAAGGAGTGTAGTAAACGTTATAATACATCTAGTAATCCTCAAAGAATGTACGTTGATGGTAAGTACATTAAGAAAGATCACCCCCTATATAAAATAGGTAAGTATAAATCATTTGGCGATGCTGCTTTCTCATCCTTTAAAAATTATGCTGGTGCCAAAGAGGGCGAAGTCTACATAGTAACAAATCCTGCACACCCTACATGGGTTAAAATAGGTATGGCTATTGACGCTGCGGATAGGCTGGGGGGCTACCAAACAGGTAGTCCTTATCGTGACTACAAGTTGGAGTATATTAAATACTTTGATGATAGACGTGTAGCTGAATCAACGGCACACCAACTAGCTGGCAAGTGTTACCCTAAGTTGAATGAGTGGTTTGAAATGCCTGTTCAAGATGCAATTAATATTATAGAAAATATACAGTTAACAGATTTAAAGGAGTACACAATATGAGTATGCAAGCAACCTATGTTGACCACATGGGTACAGACCTATCAGTTGTTAATGCAGCACGAGTATCCTTCAATAAGAAGAGCGATTGGGATGCTAACAATGTCAATACCCCTCAGCAATTTAAGTTAACCGTTAAGGATAGTAACTTAATCTCCTTCCTAGCCAAGCATAAACATATGTCACCCTTTGGACATTGCTCTGCATCCTTTCACGTTAAGGCTCCAGTATTTGTAGCTAGGCAGTTAGTTAAGCATAAGTTCTTACGGTGGAATGAGATTTCTAGGCGTTACGTTGATGAGGAGCCTGAGTTCTACGTGCCTCAGTACTGGCGTAAGAAGTCAGAGAATAAGAAGCAAGGTAGTAGTGGTAACATGGAGCTGTCTCTCTTTAGAAAGAACTGTATAAATAATATAAGTAGTAGTTCTAAGACTACCTATAGGGAGATGATAGAGGATGGTGTTGCACCTGAGATGGCACGTATGATACTACCACAGACATTAATGACTGAGTGGTACTGGAGTGGTAGCCTAGATGCCTTCTCTAATATGTGTAACTTGCGTTGCACAAATGACACACAGAGTGAAACAAGAACAGTTGCAGATGTTATTAGCACTATACTTGAGGGTCTGTTTCCTATATCTTGGCAAGCATTAACTGAGCCAAGTATAAAGGCAGCAAAAGCCATTGAAGAGTACGAGAAGAAGAGACAACAAGACTTGGCACTTAAACAATTTTTTATAGACGAGGAATATATTACATGATATTAACATTAGATGTAGAGAACAC